GTTCTCTTCTGTTACTACTTCTAACTCTATGAGTTTCTGAAGGTAGACCACTAGGTCCATCGCTTCCTCTTGTGCGTAGGTGAGCCAGTCTAACTTGGAGAAGTCCTCCCTCTCCATGGTAGTCCCGTACTTGTTCAAGCCTACCGAGGCTCGTCCCTGTATCTTACCACACACTGCATCTTCAATGGCACTCAAAGCCGTATTCCTCCAGCGTAGTCTGTCTGCTATTCTCTTCTGTTACTATTTCTTCTTCTATCATTTTCTTACCACCATCCATACGCCTTGGGACGAGGTGCTCCGAGAGCACCGTCGATGTCCCAGCCGAGGGTAGTGTAAACACTGTCCAACTTGGCCTTTAGCATTTTCTGGAGAATCACATCGGGGTCTAGAACATAGTCCTCAATTTCACCGGGCTCTCGGTAGGCTATGATATTAGGAACCCCCCGCACATAGGTCCAGGGAACTGAGTCCCCCTTGCCGAACTTAGGACCTTGGGAATTGTCGTTGTAATATTTCGCCGCCTTGGCAGCACCACCCAATACCTTGTAATCACTGAGTTTCATCCCTAATCTAGTGGTCAAGGTCACCTCCTTGAGAGGGACTTCGCCCTCGCGTATGGACATGGCTATCGGGCGGACATATGCCTCTACCTCACCTTCGTGTGCTCCACTACATACCATGTTGAACACCTCTTTCTGCACCCTCTTGGATATGGGTGCCGCATTGGAGGCTTTCATCTCGAAGCCAGCCACCTTGAGTTCACCGTTCATCTTCTTGCCTACATACCTGTTCTTCTTGACCAACAACCAGTAGGGCATCCAGTCTTCTAGTTCTACGGACAACATCTTGTTACCAGTGGCCTGTTGCACAACCTGTGTGATTTTATCGGCCAGCATCTCAGCGTCTTCGTAGGGGACCTTGATGAATACTGAGTCGGTGTGACCGTAGAGGCATTCGTAGCCGTTGTTTGTGGTGACTTGGTCCAGTAAGTGGATGCACCTCCTCCCCTCGTGGGTGATGGTGTGTGCTATGTCTAGGTCAGCCCAGCCATACCCACCGTGTGCTGTCATGCCATAGAGTGAGGCCATGACTCTCTTAATCGCCATCTGGGTGGTGTTCCAAGCGCCACGCTCCTCCTCGGTTTCAGCCTGTTGCATCTTCAATTTGCATTCGTCTCGATAAGCGAACAGGTATTCTACTACGCTAGGGAGCAGTCCCTGTTCACTCTGGTCCCAGAAGGTGCCGTTATCGAGTTGGATTATGTTCTCACCAGGACCGTCCCTCTTGGTCTCATAAGAGAGGTTGTTACCTAGAATGAGAGACGCATACAGACCCTTGTAGTCAAGCACCCCAACGCCTTGATGCAAACCAGTAACAAGTTTCAGTCCTACTTCTGCACCCCGGAGTGCACCACTGTCACCCCTGACTCTGGTTGGAGCCTTCTTGTCTGTCCTCCTTGAGAGCAGACCTCTAGCGAAGTTAGTCACATTGCATGCTGAGGGTAGGGTGACTCCACACAGCCTCACCATCTGGATGTAGAAGTCGGTGACATTCTTGGCCTCGTCTATGCCTCTGAGCAAGTGGGTGTCCAGCAGACAGTAGTCCACGAAGTCACCCCAGTATTCGTACCACCCATTGTGGACATCCATACCCTCTATCTCCTCAGTGAGTTTGGAACCCAGCCCCAGCGTCTCTGCTATGTCGTTGAGTTTGAGGGACGGTAGTTGTCCACCCCCACTGTCCTTCCACACTCGCTCGAATCCTGTGCCACTACTGGCTTGGGCTGCAGTATCGAACTGCCACCTGCCCACGATGGGCTGGTCTGTGGGGTCGTACCTGTCCTTACCTTTCCTGAACCTCCTGACCTGTCCCACCGGACTCATTCGCTGAGGGTATGGAATCCTGTTGATGAGGTGGGGTAGGTCGAAGAATGTCCCCGCGTGTGCAATCAGCATGTCGGGGTCGCGCTCGCGCATGAATGCTACGAAGGCCTCATGGAGGTCCCACTCTGTAGCGAAGACCCTCAATTCATATTCCACATCACGGACGCTCATCATGTGATACCCGTACCTCACCTCGAACTCCTCCTTATCATTAACATGCCAACAATTCGCGTAGCCACCATGACCAGAGTCTGGAAGGTAGGCATTGATATTACCACCACTGAGCGCAAAGACCACTGGGGTGTCTAGGTCGCTGTCTATCACAGCGATGACTGTGGTGAATGGGTCATCGCCAGTGTCACACTCTATGTCGAACCACCACTTTCGTGGCTTCCAGTCTGGCATGACTTGGACATTATCTATCAGCCAGCGGTCTGTGAATCTAACATCAGCCTCGTATGTTCTGCTGAATTGCTCCCTCATCCTTATGATTTCAAAGGGAGACTGCGCCTCTACTTTCACCAGTGGCGTGCCATCGAGGCCGGTGGCTTCCTCCTCGTAGATGACTCTGCATGTCGGGAACCTGGTGGTGACCCTCCTGAACTGGAAGTCGGGAGAGTTCTTGGGCACCCAGAAGTATGGCTTGTAACTCCTATCTGTGTGCTCGATGAGGTTACCTTCCTCATCACGGTATCGTGAGTAGATGATGGGTTCCTCACCATTCTCATAGTAGTCGTCGACTATCATTCTGAACACCCATCACATTTTTGAACAACCTGTCTGCCACATACAGGACAGAAACTGACTTGAAGTCCTTCGAGACCCTGCCAACCACAGAAGCACTGCACTACCTTCATTCAATCCCCTCTTTGGTCCAAGATAACTAGCAGATGCTCCTTCTCTGTGTGGCGCAGTATCAGTACAAATTTGTGCGCGGTGTATAATTCTACCACTCCCGGAGGGAGGCAGTTGACCACGCTCGGGAGCCAACCACCGAAACTTGATTTGCATGCCCTAGGCGGTCCAGCACAGTCCTCTATCTCTACGCTCACAGTCATGTTGGCAGTCCCTTTCTCACCCGCGGTGATGGTCCAAGTCTTGTCCTTCACAGAGAAGTGTGTCGTGATAGCGTGGTTCTTCCCCACTATCTTCTCGAGGGTCTGCACCTGCATGAGGTCAGAGGTGTGCAACTTACCGTAGCAGGTCAGAGGTGTCCCTGCCCAATGCTTCCAGTTGGAACGCTCGCTGTCTTCCTTGAGAGCCAGTGCCTTAGGCACCCTCACATTGGAATGGACATAGTCACTGTAGGGTAGGGAGAGGTCCATATTGCCCGAGACGACACGCAGAGGTGTCCCCTCAGGCTGGTAGAGCCTCACCATCGACTCCTTAGGTAGAGCCTTGACGAATGTCAAGACCTTACCTAGGTCTGAGATGACTATTGGGCCTGGGACCTCGACATCAGCGCTCACTTTGGTGTGCAACATGTGTGTCTTGAGTGCTACAGTCCCAGTGAGGGACATGTCCCTCGCATCAAGTCTGAGGTCCCCTACCCCAGGTCCAAAACCATGCAACAGAGATAGGAGGGCTTCCTTCCCGATATTTACTCGGGCGATTCGCCTCCCTCCATTTTCGGCGCGGCCTCGTGTGTTAGATACTTTATAACGGGAGGTTCTTCACCTATGACGATGTAGTAGTCTTCCCGGTCAGGCCCTATGTAGTCCGCGCAGAAACAGAAATCAGGCTCAAAATACTTCGTCCCATCATCATCGTAGTAGACGAAGTCACCCATTATCCCACTACCCCCACATGCGAGACAGTTCGGGTCCGTCAGAGAGACACCGATGTCCTCTCCTGGATTATGCCATATTATCTGCCTGATTTCAGGCTGGTAGGGTTCAGGGTAGTAGCCAAAGGGGTCCTGTGGTTCAGGAGGGTCACGGTCCTCCATCACTTACCACCTCTCAGTTCGGGCAGGCCATGCCACTTGAGTGGCTTGTCGTCGTAGGTGCTCATCACCAAGCGAGTCTTATCCAGCAGGTCGGCTCGAGTTCTAGCCTTGGTGAATGTGACCTCGTACTTGGTTTCCCCTGTGGGGAGCCCTTCGTCGTCACGGACCTTTGTTTTGTTCGTCTCGATGATGGTATGTAGGTAGTTGCTCGTCTGCTTTTCCCATCGGGGCTTCTTGCGACCAGTTAGGGTGCCATCGGCTTTCTGTTCGTAGTTCCAGTGGGTTTCGTAGTACACATTCACGCCTAGGCGTGTGAGTTCTCGGCACATGGATGTCAGTTGGTGGAATCGCGTGCTGCGAATCTGCCAGTTGAACCTCATCCCTACCTTCTCGTGGGGGCTTATCACAGCCCCGATAGCGTCAGGTGCAGTTCCTAGGTCCTCGATGAACATACAAGCCATGGACACCGAATCCCAGAGGTCCACTGCAGTCACTAGGACTGTGTGTAGTCTCTGACCCTTGTAGTCAGGCTCCAGTTGGTCGTTGGCCCAAACCAACGCTTTCTTACCTATCTTCATGACCTCGTTGTGTGTAGCAGGGTAGTCGTAGGCAGTTCGGGCCTCGTCCTGCATCACCCAAGGGTTCGGAGTCTTGAAGTCCGACCTTCTGTCTAGATAGAAGGCATCCCTGAGGGCTGCTCCACCACCGTCGAAGTCTATGATGACACAAGCCTCGCCTTTGGGTATGCTGTTTAGGACGATTGCTGTCTTGCAGGTCCCGTCATCACCCACGAGACCAGCGAACTCGCCGGTGATAGGGGCGATTACCTCAGCGAACCATTCGTCGCCTTGATGCCTCTTAGCCT